TGGCGAGAGTGGCAACGCCGCCGCTTCTGGCGAGAGGGGCAACGCCGCCGCTTCTGGCTGGAGGGGCAACGCCGCCGCTTCTGGCGATAGGGGCAACGCCGCCGCTTCTGGCGAGAGTGGCAACGCCGCCGCTTCTGGCGATAGTGGCACGGCTACCGTCACAGGTCGCGATGGCAGGGCGTCCGCCATCGGGGAACAGTGCATTGCGGTGGCGTGGGGCCAAAATAGCCTCGCAAAAGGCACACTCGGGAACTGGATCGTGGTTTCCGAGCGGGGCAACTCTGGCGGTATCGTTGATGCCAAGTTAGCCCGGGTTGATGGAGAGATCATCAAAGCGGATACCTGGTACACCCTGAGACGCGGCGAGATCGTGGAGGTGGAGGAATGACGCTTGCATGGATTTTCGTATACATCGGCGTCGGCACAGCAGTAACCTGGTTCATGCGGATGGTGGACTGGATGGAGGGCAAGCGATGAACAGACTTACTCCGCAGGAAATTGCGGACAACCTGCGGAAGTGCGCGAACGGGGGCGGATGTGACTCATGCCCGTATGAGTGTGGAGAAGACATTGCAGACTTTGGTTGTATCTGCTCGATAATGCATGCAGCCGCTGATGCCATCGACAACCAGCGCGCACACATCCAGGCCCTCATCAAGGCTAACGAGGCGCACCGCGAGATGGTGGCCCGCCCTGCGAAACGCTCTGATATGGTGGAGGCATTAGATGCTATCGAAACCGGCATGACCAAAGTGGCCATTGACCGCGACATCTGGCAGAACGATTTGATCTATGTGCTATGTCAGGGGGTGCGGCTCCTCCTGGAAGATCGGGTGAAGAAATGAGCTGTAAGAGGTCAATCGTAGAGCACCGACGGTCGCAGGAAAGGGGCGTATGGACGTGAGGGTGTACCAGTACACCACGGGAGACAGATTCCGGCTCCCCATTGCGCAGGCGGACACGATACAAGAGTTTGCAGGGATTGTCGGCGTTGACCCTGCTGTCGTGCGCAGAGCGTACAAGCGCGTGATGACCGGAGCGGTGAAGCAGAGCCGATACACATTTGTAGATATCCCGGACGAGGAGGACGGCTGATGTACATCTGTGATGAGTGCGACGCTGTGTTTGAGGAACCCGTCCGCAAACGAGAGTACTCCGAAGAATACGGAGACAGCATCGCGTACTATTGCCCTCGCTGCGGGACGGAGATTGGGAATCCGTATGAATACGTGGCTGACGAGTGCCCGTCTTGCCACGGCGCGAAGAACGCACAGGACCCGGTGTGCCGCAAGTGCAAGCTGCGTGTCAAAGGGCTTCTCCGGCTGTTCGTCAGCGACTTCAACCGATCTGAGCGCGAATACCTGGCCGACCTTCTGGACGGCGCTACGCTGGATAATATTGCGAAAGGAGATAACTTTTGAATATCTACGAAAAAATCCTCGCCATTATGAACGAGGTCCAATATCTGGCAAAGGATGACCATGTGTCTTTTGGCAGCACCAGCTACAAGGCTCTCTCTGAGGAGAAAGTGACATCCGTTATGCGGCAGAAGCTGGTCAAGTACAAACTGATCGTGTACCCCATCGCACAGACGGCCAGCCGCGACAAGACCATCACGCACGTGGACGTTATATACCGCATGCAAGATACCGAGGACCCGTCCCAGTACATCGATATTGCGTCGTGCGGGGACGGTGCGGACACGCAGGACAAGGGGAGCGGGAAGGCCATGACGTATGCTTTCAAGTATATGTGGCTGCGCACTTTCGCACTACCCACTGGCGAGGACCCCGATAAAATCTCATCTGCGGAGCTGGACGCTCGTCAAGAGTCTCCTAAGTGCGAGAACTGTGGTGGAGACATCACGGCAACCACAAAACGCAACGGGGAACTTTGGGAGGTCCTGGACATCGTTACATATTCCAAAAAGCGGCTTGGCCGACAGTTGTGCGCTGCCTGTATTAAAGCTGCCCTGAAAGCGGAGAAGTGACCATGAGCGATTTGGTTACAGAGATCGGCAACAAGAGCAGAATGCTGGATGTGGCCATTGCGGAACTGAAGAAGCGCGGGCAGAAATATGCGGAAGCTGAAAAAGCCTACCGCATAGCCCTCGCGCGGCGCATCCTCGAGGAGCGCGAGAAGGGAACGCCGGTGACGATTATCTCCGATATTTGCCGAGGGTCCACGCAGATAGCCGGTCTGCGGTTTGAGCGGGATTGCGCGGAAGTGGTGTACAAATCCGCTATGGAGGCAATCAACTCCATGAAACTGCAAATCCGGCTCATGGACAGCCAGCTTGACAGAGAGTGGGGTGCCGCAAAATGAAACAACGCACGTTTCCCCGGACCAAGGACATATCCGGGCAGCGGTTCGGGAAACTGGTAGCGCTATACCCCATCTCTTTCAAGGCGACGGGGAATAACACGTGCTGGGTTTGCCAGTGTGACTGCGGCAACAAGACAATTTCGAATGGTGCGAATTTGCGCAGAGGGCACAAGAAATCCTGCGGGTGCATCAAACACCGGGTTACGCCGACCTTCTTGACCTGGAACGGCGAGAAGAGGAGCGTATGTGACTGGGCCATAATTACCGGAATCAGCCCGGATTTAATCCGCAAGCGCTGGAAGGCTGGGTGGCCCATAGATGCAATCTTCACGGAGGTCGAAAAGCCGCAACTGTGCTGGGGCTGCGCCAAGGCATGCGGCGGATGCTCTTGGTCAAAACGTTTTGAGCCGGTCCCCGGCTGGACCGCAGTGCCAACGCTACTGTGCGGACGAATATCGTCGTACAGAATCACAGAATGCCCGGAGTTTGTATCGGATGGGACGGAGTACGATGAGTGAAAGAAGATGTTTCCTCTGCGGCAGGAACGGCGCACAGGACCCGCTGGAGCGTCACCACATTTTCGGGGGTTCTTACCGCGGCAAAAGCGAGAAATACGGCGCGGTGGTGTGGCTCTGCGGTGACAGGTGCCACAGGAACGGGAATTCCGCCGTGCACCGGAACGGCGACCAGATGCGCCGATTGCGCCGATACGGACAGCTGACGATCATGAAGAACGAGGGCTGGACGGAGGACGATTTCAGGCGCGAGTTTGGAAAGTCATATCTATAGGAGGTAGAGATGGAAAAGAAACTGCTGTACACAAGAAGCGAGACGGCCAGGCTGTTGAGCGTAAGCGTTGATACGCTGGACGCCATGCGGAACGACTGCGTTATCCAGGGCTATCATGTGGCCCGAGGGAACCCTCGTATCTACTTTAAGGCCAAAGATCTGGAGAAGTTCATGGAGCGCCTGGAGGTGGCAGAATGCTGAACAACGTCATAATCATGGGCCGGTTGACCAGGGATCCTGAACTGCGCCGCACCCAGAGCGGCACCGCCGTCACCAGCTTCACCATGGCCGTTGACCGGGACTTCAAGTCCCAGATCGGTGAGAAGGAAACGGATTTCATCGATGTGGTGGCCTGGCGCAATACAGGCGAGTTTGCCGCGAAGTACCTTGCCAAGGGCCGCATGGCTGCCGTGGAGGGCCGCATTCAGGTCCGCGACTGGCAGGACAAAGACGGGAATCGCCGCAAGTCCGTGGAGGTGGTGGCCGATAACGTGTATTTCGCGGATTCCAAGCGGGACAGCAAACCCCAGGAGTCCCGCACAGTCGACGATCAGGAATTTGACGAGATCGAAGATGATGGCGACTTTCCGTTCTGACGGAGGACTGCCATGCCGAATAGAATCATAAAGGAAAGCTTATGCGACTCGGAAAAAATCGCAGCTCTTTCGGATTTTGAGTTTCGGCTTTGGGTTGGATTGATTACGCAAGCGGATGATGCGGGGCGCGGAGATGCCCGCCCCGCTATCATAAAAGGACGTGTTTTCCCGTTCCGGGAGAGGTTATCCATCAAAGATATCGATGCTGCGCTCCAAGAATTGGCGGCAAAAGGCTGCGTGTCCCTCTACACAGTGGACGGGAGGCCCTACTTTTTGTTCCCCGGGTGGGTCAAGCATCAGCGTATCAGAGATTGCAAGCCGAAGTTCCCCGAGCCTCCGGAAAACACAGTTTTGCAACAATCTGCGGCGAGTCGCGGCAATCTGCGGCAAGTTGCCGCAATCTGCGGCGAGTCGCGGCAATCTGCGGCCTTAATCCAATCCGAATCCGAATCCAATCCGAATCCAAGAGAGAAAAACGCGCACGCCGCGCGTTTCTCCCCACCAACCGTTGATGCTGTGGCGGAGTATGTCCGTGAGAAGGGCTATCACGTCAACGCAGATCGCTTTGTGGCCTTCTACCAGCAGAAGGGCTGGATGGTCGGCAAAAACCACATGAAGGACTGGAAAGCTGCCGTCCGCACATGGCATTACCGGGACAACCCAAAGCCGCCAGCGGAGCAGGAGGGCCCAAAATGGACGTACAACACTGACACCGGCGGCTGGACGCAGGAGGACTGACGCATGCTGGACTCTCTCTACCTGGAGCAAAACGTCATTGGCGCATTGCTCATCCAGCCAGAATGCTACGAAGCCGCCGCAGAGCTGTCCCCGGATGACTTCTTGGTGCCGGAATACGCAGAGCTGTTCCGGGCCATCCAGCGGCGGAATGAGTCCGGGGACACTGCGGATGCTCCGTCCGTGCTGATAGACGCATCCAGCCGCAACGACAACGTGACCAGCAAGATCATGACGGACTGCATGGACGCTGTAGTGACCACCGCCAACATCGACGTGTGGGTGGCCGGGATGCGGGATGCATCTATGGGCCGGAAGCTCAGAGATTTGGGCGAAGAACTACGAACAGCGGAGCTATCCCCACAGGATGCACTCAGAGCGGCGCAGGAAGCCGTCGCGGCGATTCAGGACGGCGCGGGGGTATCCGGGGGCCTGGAAGTCTCCGATGCCGTGAAGAGCCTCAAAAATCGCGTTGACAAGGGCTTTGCTGGCGGGCCTCCACCATACGTCAAGACCGGCCTACAAGATTACGACCGATTGCTGGGCGGCGGGCTTATCAACGGCGGGTTTCACATCGTCGCCGCACGGCCCGGAAAGGGTAAATCTGCCCTGGCTATGCAAATTGCCCTCAATGCGGCAAAGCGCGGGGTGAAGGTGCTGTATATCTCCCTGGAGATGTCACCGGACGACTGCACCAGCAGGCTGACGGCCAACATAGCGGGTATATCCTCCCGGCTGCTGATGTTCGGCGGCACCCTGACGGAAGCGGAATACGCCAAGTACGCGGAAGCGTCCGCCAAACTGTCCGAGTTGCCCATCGTGTTTAACCGGCGGACGGGCATGGACATGCGGGGAGTGACGGCGCTGGCTTACAAAGAGCGACCGGGGTTGATTGTGCTGGACCACATCGGGTTACTGGAGCAGGAAAACAAGAAAGCCACGCTCTACGAGAGCACCACGAAGAACAGCCGGTCGGCAAAACTGCTGGCCATGCGGATGGATATCCCACTACTGTGCCTGTGCCAGCTGAACAGAGCCGGTGCGTCAGACCGTGGCGGCGAGTTCCGGGCCACTATGGCCAACCTGCGGGAGTCCGGCGCGATCGAGCAGGACGCGGACACCGTGACGCTGCTGCACCGCCCGTGCGAGAAGGAAGACCGGGGAGAATGGGACCCGGACATGCTGGAGCTATACCTGGACAAAAACCGACGCGGCCCCACCGGGATGGTGAGGATGGCCTATTTCCCCAACACGGGCCGCATAGTGAAGTGAGGGTGACATGAAAAAGATCGTTATTCCCCTGCCCCCTGTGACAAAGAAGAACCACCCCAGGCTCATCCGTGGGCCTTACGGGGAGCCGAAGATCATTCCGTCTAAGCAGTTCGCAGAATATCAGGAGTCGGCGGCATGGTACTGCCACTCGGACAAGCCGATATCGGAGCCGGTAACGGTAAAGTGTCTGTTTTACATGCCGACTCACCGGCGCGTGGACCTGACTAATCTCTTGGAAGCTATCGATGACGTACTGGTACATACCAGAGTCCTGGAAGATGACAACAGTAACATCATCGTGTCGCACGACGGGAGCCGGGTGCTGTACGACAAAGAAAATCCCCGGACGGAGGTGTATATCAGCCGGTATGAATGACTTTGACTACGATTGCATGCAGAAAAAGCGCACTGCGCGAGGCGCGTTTGCGCATATCAGCCGAAAGCGCGGCGGGTGTACACTGCCCAGCGACAACCTGACCGCGAAGCAAAGAAGGGAGAAAAATGGAGAAGTGAAAAGCTACAACATCACCCGACCCATGCCGTGGCCGGAATTCAAGGCACTGCCGGAGGACCTGAAACGCGAGTTCTTTCGTAACATGCAGAGCTTTGGCGGTACTGCAAGCTGGCTGGCGGATGAAATGGGCGCGGTAAGCGCGACCATAAGAGCCGCCGCAAAAGCAGCCGGGACACCGTTTGCGCGCGGAAATGGGAATTTGCCACTGTGGCACCGGAAGGTTGCAGAGTGGGCGAACGCCGAACAGCAGACTGCCCCAGAGACGCCCGCTGAAGAAACTACGGTTCAGGAATCCGGGAAGGGATTGATTCTGGAGCATGCCCGCATGAAGTTTAACTATACCAGTTTTACGGACCTGGAGATGTTCCTGCGGGTGGCGGTGCCGGAGAGCGGCAAGGCGACGGTGGAATGGTGAGACGATGGAAACATATCTGGAATTTCTGAAATCCAAGATCGTATTGGCCAAAGAGAGCGGCTTCGACGTTGACCCAGGGGAGATCAACCCGAACCTGAAACCGCACCAGCGGGATTCTGTGATTTGGGCGCTTCGCGGCGGGCACCGAGCCTTGTTCCAATCCTTCGGCCTTGGAAAGACGGTGCAAGAAATAGAGTTCTGTCACCAGGCCGTAAAGCACGACGGCGGACGGGCACTGATCGTCCTTCCGTTGGGTGTCCGCCAAGAGTTTGCCAGGGACGCGGAAACCATCTTGGGCTACCCGGCCCCGGTATACATCACCAAGATGCAGGACCTGGCCGGAACAGATGCTGAGATTGTCATGACAAACTATGAGCGCGTCCGTGACGGCGACATCGACCCGACACAGTTCACGGCCGTAGCGCTGGATGAAGCGTCCGTGTTGCGCAGTTTCGGGAGCAAGACATATCAAACCTTCCTGCCCAAGTTCCGGGGCGTGAAGTATAAACTGGTCTGCACGGCCACACCGTCGCCCAATCGGTACAAGGAGCTTATCCACTATGCTGGATATCTGGAGATCATGGACACGGGGCAGGCCCTGACACGTTTTTTCCAGCGCGACAGCACCAAGGCAAACAACCTTACCCTGTACCCGCACAAAGAAGATGAATTCTGGCTCTGGGTATCCTCGTGGGCGCTGTTCGTGGGGAAGCCCTCCGATTTAGGATATGACGATACCGGGTATGACCTTCCCCCGCTGGACGTCCGGGTGCATATCGTTCCGGACGACTATGGCACGGAAACGGACCGAGACGGGCAATACAAGATGATGAACGACGCGGCAACATCTCTGGCGGAGGCCGCGCGGGAAAAGCGTGACAGCATTCAGCGGCGCGTCGCCGTAGCCAAAGGAATCGTAGACAGCGACCAGGAGGCACATTTTATCTTGTGGCACGATCTGGAAGCGGAACGCCACGAAATAAAGAAATCCCTGCCGGAAACCGTGGACATCTACGGCAGCATGGATTACGACGAGCGGGAGCGCCGGGTAATTGATTTTTCGGAAGGCCGAACACGTTTGTTTGCAACGAAAAAGAGCCTATCTGGCTCTGGGTGCAATTTTCAGAGACATTGCCACCGGGCTATCTTCATCGGTATTGACTATGAGTTCAACGATTTCATTCAGGCAATCCACCGGATTTACAGGTTCCTGCAAACGGAACAGGTGATTATCGACATCATCTACACAGAAGCGGAGGACCCCATCTACCGTGTCCTGATGCAGAAGTGGAAGCAACACAACGACATGCAGGCACGAATGCGGGAGATCGTCCAGAAATATGGGCTTTCCGGTGAGGCTCAGACAGAGAAAATGAGCCGGAGCATAGGAGTTGAAAGAGTGGAAATCAAGGGAAAGAATTTCATCGCCGTGAATAACGACTGCGTAGAGGAAACGGCGAAGATGGCGGAAAACAGCGTGGACCTTATTGTGACCAGTATCCCGTTTTCCAACCACTATGAGTACACGCCCAGTTACAACGATTTCGGCCACAATGAGGACACACGGAGATTCTTTGAGCAGATGGACTACCTGACGCCAAACCTCTTGCGCGTACTGAAGTCGGGGCGCGTGTTCTGCTGCCACGTAAAGGACCGGGTCCTGTTCGGCAACGCCACGGGCATGGGCATGCCAACCATGGAGCCGTTCCACGCTATGTGCATCCGGCACTATATGCAACACGGATTTGCATATTTCGGCATGATCACCGTTGTGACGGACGTGGTGCGAGAGAACAACCAGACATACCGGCTGGGCTGGACGGAGCAGTGCAAGGACGGCTCAAAGATGGGGGTGGGCTGCCCGGAATACATTCTTCTGTTCCGCAAGCTGCCTACGGACCGCAGCAAGGCTTACGCAGACGAAAAGGTGGTAAAGAGCAAGGACGAATACACCCGGGCACAGTGGCAGATCGACGCGCACGGGTTCTGGCGCTCGTCTGGCGACCGGCTCATGACCAAAGACGAGATCATGGCCATGGACACCGGGAAGATCCGGGCGGCATACCGGAAGTACAGCCGAGGGACCGTGTACGATTACGCGGAACATGTCCGCATGGCGAAAGAGCTGGACGCAGAGGATAAGCTCCCGGCCACGTTTATGGTGGTAGCGCCAGGGAGTTGGACAGACCAGGTATGGGACGATATCAACCGGATGCGAACCTTAAACACCACGCAGAGCCAGCGCCGCCAGCAAATGCACGTTTGCCCGCTCCAGTTGGATATTGTAGACAGGCTTATCAATCGCTACAGCAATCCAGGGGAATTGGTGCTGGACCCCTTCGGCGGACTTGGCACTGTCGCCCTGGAGGCGATGAAGGCCGGGCGGCGCGGGTATACCATCGAGTTGAACAACGGGTATTTCCGCGATGCTGTGGGCTATCTCAAGGAGTACGAGCAGGAGGACATGAACATTTCCCTTTTCGACCTGATGGAGGAAACAAAATGATCTACGCCCAAGAATCCCTCGTTGATGAGATCATCGTGGATAACTTCGCGGGCGGTGGCGGTGCGTCAACCGGAATCGAGCTTGCCACGGGCAGGCGGGTGGCAATCGCTATCAATCACGACCCGGACGCCATCCGGATGCACCGTACCAACCACCCATACACCGAGCATTTGCAGGCGTCCGTATGGGATGTGGACCCGGTAGCCGAGTGCCGGGGCCGTCCGGTAGGGCTGGCGTGGTTCTCGCCGGATTGCAAACACTTCTCCAAGGCCAAGGGCGCTGCACTGGTGGACCGCAAGATTCGCGGACTTGCCTGGATTACGCTACGCTGGGCGGCAAAAGTACGGCCCCGGGTCATCATCTTGGAAAACGTGGAGGAGTTCCAGACCTGGGGGCCGGTGCGGAAGGGCAAGCCGGTGAAGAAGCTGGCGGGCACCACGTTCCGGAAGTTCATCAGCCAGCTTGAGGCGCTGGGCTACACCGTGGAGTTCCGGGAATTGGTGGCGGCGGACTACGGAGCGCCGACCTCCCGGAAACGCTTTTACCTGATTGCCCGCTGTGACGGGAAGCCTATTGTCTGGCCGAAGCCCACCCACAGCAAGACCGGCGCAGATGGATTGCCCAGGTGGCGCAGCGCGGCGGAGATCATCGACTGGAGCCTGCCATGCCCATCGGTATTCGATGCCAAGGCGGACATCATGGGTAAATATGGTCTGAAAGCGGTACGCCCTCTGGCGAAGAACACCATGCGGCGGATTATTCGAGGGGTGGACAAGTTCACCATCCGCAGCGGCAAGCCGTTCATCGTACAGCAGAAATTCCAGAACGCTGCGCAGAACATCGAAAAGCCATTGACGACTGTTACGGCGGTAGGAGCGCATGAATTGTGCAAGCCGCTGCTGGCTCCCGTGACGGTGACCAACACCAGCAACAGCGTGGGGGCGACTGTCGGCGAACCGATGAACACGGTGAGAACCGGCGGAGGCGGCGGCCAAATGCTGGTGACGCCGTTCCTTGCGGAATGCAACCATTCCGGCGGCGGTCATATCGCGCCTGTGGGAGACGCATATAAAACCATCACCGCCAAGCACACGGGCGGTATCGTGGCTCCGTCCCTTATCCAGTACCATACAGAGCAGACGGAGAGTGCCCGGGCGTCCGGGCTGGGTGCGCCCATCAATACCGTGGACGCCTCCAACCGCTACGGCCTGACCTGCGCAAACCTGGTGGAGTATTACACCGGCGGCAGACCGCTGGACATTACGGACGCTATGCACACGGTGACAAGCCACGACCGCGAGGCTGTGGTGGCCGCCCATGTGGTTAAATTCAAAGGAGACAATCTTGGGCATGGGATGAACGAGCCGATGCAGACAGTGACCACCAGCGCCGGGGAGTTCGCCGAATGCGTGGCATACATGGCGAAGATGCGAGGCGGTGATAACTTGGGGAACTGGCCCGAGATACGCGCCCTGCTGAACGAGTATTGCGGCTACATGCTGGCGGAGGACGAGGTGCTTCTGCTGGAGATTAGCGGCGCACTGTACTACATCGCGGATATCGGACTGCGGATGCTGTCGCCCCGCGAGCTGTACAACGCCATGGGGTTCCCGCCGGATTACATCATTGACCGTGACTATTTGGGCAACGAGTACAAAAAGAGTGCACAGGTGGCCCGCTGCGGAAATGCCGTGTGCCCGCCCATGGCGACGGCTCTGGTGAGGGCAAACCTCCCGGAGTGGTGCGGGGCGGAGATCACGACCATGGCGCAACTAACGGACTGTGTGGCGGTGTGAAAGGAGGCCCCGTGAAGCCATCACATAAAGAGATTGCCGCAACCCTGCGCGAATATGCAGAATGGGCCGATGCAAATATCTACGAAGTACCTATTATGCTACCGGATGATTTGAGAACGGCGGCTGATATGCTGGAGAAAGGAGAATGATATGGACGCTGTGAAGTTTGTGGAAGCGCGACGCCGGATGTTTGCGATGACGGGTGAAAAACCGAAATACAGCTTGTTTAACATGGGCACTCCGGCAGAAGAAGTGGTCCGAGAAGTGGAAGAATGGGCAACTGCGCACCCTCGCAAGACGCGGGCTGACGAGTTTTTGGAGCATTATCCCAAGGCCAGCATGGGCGTGGCCGGGGTTTTGGATGTACCGCCCTGCTATATTGAGCCAAGTTTGCGTAGCATGTGCAGCGAGAAAGTGTGCGCCGATTGCCGCCGTGAGTTTTGGATGCAGGAGGTGGAGTGAATGAACGATATCACACGCCAGCCCTGGGCCGAATGGATGGAAAACTCCCTGAGAACGATAATGGATATCGGGGCGGAAAGCATGTGCGTTGCAGGAAAAACGCCGGATGGGACCGTTTTTACCGGATATTACAACGCCGATGCAACGGATAAGGCCGTGTTTGCGCACAATATCCAGAGCGAAGTGACCATGGATATCATCCGGGAGAACATCGGGAAAATCAAGGAGATGCTTGAGGAGAATGACGATGGATAAGCTGAAACCGTGTCCGTTCTGTGGCGGGGACGTTCGATTCGACAAGGCATACAGCTATTTCAGAGACAATATGCTCTACTGCGACGGATGCGACATGGTGTTTACTTTGGACGATTGCACGGCATCTGACGATGATATCGTCAGAGTATGGAACAGGAGGGCTGACAATGGGTGAAAGAAACCTTGTTGCGGTCAGTATCAAGCATACGATATACGGTTGGAAGTTCGGCATGCCGTGCTGGCTGTGGGGAAGCAGAACAAAAGACGAAGAGAAGCGGTCGTTTGGCGGTTATACACAATATCCTAACAACGCAGAAGTGTACTCCCTCGGCGAGTGGCAGGAAAGCGGTTATGGTGCTGTTGATGTATGCAAGGTGGATGAACCGGTGCAGATGTGTATCGGTTTTTGCAAGAAATACAAAAAATATGACACAGTACTTGTTCCACTCGATCAGTACGTCAAATACTGCGAGTGCGCTTGCTTGCCGCTGGATAAACCAGAGGAGGGCTGACAATGGCTGACCAAATGCAGTTATATGACACATCGGAGAAACAATCAAGTAACAACACAGGTAAAGTTAAACGGAAGTGGGAAAATGGTTTCCAGAGATGGAGCAACCGGCAATTTGCAGATGGTGGTAGCTCTTTTGGGTGCTGTGGATTCGGCAGTATGTGTGACTACTGTGAAGATAATACGTATGGACGTCCGTGTGTCAGGTCGCTGAACGCCATGATCCGCGAAAAGCGTCTGAAAATCGACTACGATAAGACTAGTTACGAAGAAGTATGGGAGGGGATTTTTGACAATGGCTGAATACATGGACTGAGGTGCACCTTGATAGACACCGAAGAACGAATGCTGCATAGAAGGGAGATTATCAAAGAACTTAGAAGTCTTAATATGACAACAAAACATGTAATGTTAGAAAAAACTCCATCAATCCAATATACATGGCATACAAAAAATGGCGATATTGTTGCTAAATTTAAGATTTGGGATTGGTGGGACGGTAAAAACATTAGCGACCTTGAAATTAGTGAAAAGTATAGAGGGCTTGGGTTATCCTATCAACTTTTAGATTATGCTACGAAAAGATGTGGTGCTAGAAATTTGGCCGTAGAGAAAAGCAACACTATAGCAAAATATGTTTATGACAAATATGGATTCCAAGTAACAGATGAAGATGACGCATATCATTATATGCCTTTAAGCAAGTGGATTGCAAAGGAAAAGGCAATCGATGCATGGGACAGGAGGGCTGACAATGGCTGAACCTAAAAAGCCTTTTGACCGCGACAAGAAATGGAAACTTGGCAGAAGTTTCGGCTGGTGGCATATACCGTACTGCCCGCATTGCAAGCGGAAGTTGGGGCTGATGGTAGAAGAGCAGAAGGCTGAAAAATGCCCGATGTGCGGCAAACCGTTAGAATGGGATGGTGCTGATAATGGCTGAATACATTGAGCGCCGCACGGCAATTGAGCATTTGAACGTTTGGTGCGGCGGGTGTGGAAGCGCGGTGGAATGCATCCTCGCAGAGCCCGCCGCTGATGTGGCCCCGGTGGTGCATGGGCGAAAAATTGAAGACGGAGATATAGGGTGTTTTTGGCTGTGCTCTCTGTGTGGCGAATGTTTGCCGTATGGTGCGAATTATTGCCCCAACTGCGGCGCAAAGATGGACGGAGGTGCTGAATGATTTGCTTCTACACCATCACGATCCTTGCTGAGTTGGCGGGCGCAGGGGAGTCCCTAAGGACAGCATCGGCCGAAACCATAACCGCTATAGCACTATGGGTGCTATGTGACATCGAACTATGCAAACTTATTTTCAGGAGGCGGTAACGATGAAGTGCGACACATGTAATGTACCTTGCCCGATGGCCGACATGGCGCACGAAGCAGCCAAGGGCAGGATGTACGCCACAAGAGAATTTATTGCGTTACAAAAGAAAATTGAAGACGGCCAGCTTGTCGAAGTGGTGCGGTGCAGGGATTGCAATCACAGCTACGAGGATTTGGGTGGTCTGTACTGCTCATTTGGCCCGTGCGTGGATTGCCCTGTGTCTCCAGATTTTTGGTGCGCGAATGGCAGACGGAGGGAGGGTGCCCATGCCCAAGACTAACCCCCGCAGAATCCCCCGCACACAGGCCGCCGTAGACAAAGCTTACAGCAACGGTGTTGTGGAGGGCCTGAGCCGGGGCATAGATCTGATGTTGTATGTCCTGATCGATAAGCACGACGCGCCGATGGACGATGTGCAGCAGCTTGCCGGGGAGCTAAACCACGCCGCTCAGTGCGTGGCGGAAGGGTACGTTACATGGGCAGATATCCGGCAGATGCTCAAAGAATACGGCGTTGAGACGGCGCTGGAATAGGAGGGACGATGAACGTTTACAGCGGGGTTCCAATAATCTTGTGCGAAGAGCCCAAGCTTGCTATTGCGGATGTGGAAGAGCACTTTGTAGAGAGCTTGGCTGGCTCCTTTTGCGTGGTGTTAATAATTCACGCACATGGCGACGTGAAACCATTCCGCCATACGTTTGCCAAAGTGCATGTGTTTGGGCGGGACGTAACAGTGTATCAGGGAGACAGGCCAAACACGTTGATTACAAAGGACGCGGAACCAGAGGGCTTCTATGACACTCCTGGAGGTGCTACATGAGCAGCAAATACTCGCTCCCCTACGATATCCGCATGGAATGTATCGCCTACGTCAGGGGCTATCACCGCCGGGTCCGCGCGTACAATGCGGCCCGGGAAGAAGTGTTGGAGTCGTCGGCCTATGCCATGTCCGGCATGCCGCATAGCCCCGGTAACAGCAGGATAGCAGAACGCAAGGCGGAAAGGCTGGCAATCATTGAGAGCTGGCCGGAAACGAAGAAAATGCGGGCCGTGGAATACGCCATGGACAACGTGGGCCGGGATATCGCCAGCGAGAACGTGCGGCGCAAGCTGGTATGGGCGATCATGCGGAACTGCGAGAACCGGGACAGATACCCGCTTAGAATCATGGACGGATGCGGATTCAGCGAGAGAACCATGAAGCGCCGCAAAGCTGCATTTTTGTGGCACGTAGCGGATTATTTGGGCCTGGTTTCCTAAAAGTTGGCCCATTAGGCACATAAAAACGTGCTAAAATAGTATCATCGGAGAGTGGAACCAGTCAGCCCACAACCCGAAATTTCATTTTTCTCCTCTTTCTATCCTCCATAGGTTAAGGCACAGCCGGTAATGGGTGCCTCCGCGCAAGCGGCCTCGCAAGAGCGTTACCGGCATGCAGACACTCACGGGATATCTCGCGGGTGTCTGTTTTTATGCGGGTGTAGCCAAAAGGTAAGGCACGGGACTTTGACTCCCGTATGTGCTGGTTCGACTCCAGCCGCCCGTTCCAAAGGGCGTGGTGTAATGGTAACGCGGCGGTCTCCAAAACCGAAGATAGTGGTTCGATTCCACTCGCCTTTGCCAACAACGGGGGCCCCCGACCGGACGAAAAAACGGTGTGATGAAGCGGGAGCCCCCCCGAGTTTCTGCATAACACAGCCCCTCTGCGGGCATACGGCAACACATAGGAGTGCCCAATTGGGCGGGTGAACTTGTGCCATACATAGCGCAGAGGTGGGAGCGCGGCACATAAACAGGAGGAGTCATGAAAATCATTAAGCACGGGAACCAAGATAAATTTGCACGGTGGGCAGAATGCCCAACGTGCGGGTGCATATTTGAGTTCAATCTGAGAAACGAAGTTCAATACGTTCCAAATGTTGAGCACGACTACATGACCGGAAGAACGATTGTGCGACCGGCAGATGCGTATGTCAGGTGCCCGGAGTGTGACGGATTTTTTGAAATCACCCCAAATGTGTTAAGACGGGAAGAAGGTGACATAGATGGCAAGTAAAATCACGCAAGCTATGAGAGAGCAAGTCCTTGCCGACTATGACGCATGTAAGCATATAGCGACTGTGGCAAAGCAGAACGGGCTTTCTGAGCCGACTATCCGCAAGATCATCGTACAAGAACGCGGAGAGAATGCCATCTCACACACCAGGGGCGCGGCATCAGCGTCTGTTACGGCCAGGTGCACTGCAACAAATGAAGAGATTTCACAAATCGTTAGGGAATCATTCCAATACTTTAAGAGGTCGTGCGTAAAAACTGATGAGGAATGCGCCGATAAGCTTAACGACTATTTCCAACAGTGTGTAGAGGAAGGACAAATCCCCACGGTGGAGGATATGTGCCTCGCTCTCGGGGCCGTAACTCAAACGGTTTTGGACTGGCAAAAGGGATCGTTGGGCCCCGTGAGGGCTGGCATGATAAAAAAAGCCAAACAAATTCTGGCCGGAATCGACGCAAAACTGGTCTCACAGGGGAAAATTCCGCAGATTACGTACATTTTCCGCGCAAAGAACTTTTTCGGCATGACCGACAAGCAAGAGGTCGTTCTCACACCGAATAATCCCCTTGGCGCAGAAACGCCGCCCGAAGAACTTCAGAAGAAGTACATCGAGGCGGCGTCTTGCGACTATGAAACCTGATTTTCTTAGCGACTATTCAGCAACTTTCGGAGTGGGGGCAACGATTTTCCCGGGTTTATACACGGTTTAGCGACTATCAGCGACTTTCGCGCAAAACTGGGCGACTTTCGTAGCGACTTTCTGCGCGAAGCTGCCAGATTGAGCGCATGCGAACAACTGCTTGCCCCACTCCCCGTCTTTTGCCCTCCGCGCACTGAGCCGAATGCCGCGCACCGTCTCGCCCGGGATTAGACACCATGCACCATGGCATCGCGGGGCCTGTCAATACGATTTGCGGCGCTGGCATATCCCCGGACCTGGGAGCGCCTACGCCGCAACGATCAGGCCGGGGAAAACAGGGCAGCCGCACGGCACACAAGCACGCTATGCCACAACACCGCCGCAGACCCCGCTAAAGCGCCGCGCACAGCGTGTTGCATTGGCGGTGGTATCCCAATACCGCCAAACGCCAAAAGCCCGCAAAACGCCATTAAAACGCCTTTGCGGGCAGGGCATAAAATAACCGCCCCGGAATAGCTCCGGGGCGGCCTGTTACCTTAGCAGCACACATCCGCGACCTCGCGACCCAGCGCGATGAGGTCCCACAACTCCAGCCCGAGGACACCACAGATGGAGTCGCCAATGTCCTCCACGACTTCTTCAGGATAGATGGACGCATCGTCCATATCTCCTATGTTGACATACCAGTGCATGCCAACGTCGATAGCATCGACGTCCACGTAGATGCGGGTGCCGAAGTTGCCGCAGCTCTTGTCGTCAACTTCGACGCAAACAGTGCCGTGGTCCGTCTCCAGTAAATAGCCGCTATACGGCTGAGAATACCCGCCGCCGTCGTTGGATGTCGCGACATTGGCATGGGGGTTGGTTTCCCACGCCCATGCCAATACAACTTTGCACAATGGTGATTTTCTGGTTTCGGTGATGATTTCCATTTCCTTTTCCTCCAACAAAAATATTTTTATCCCACAAGATTGACAAACTACTTAGATTTGCGGACAACGTCGGCCAGGACGGCCAACGGAAACCAGATGATCAGCAGCACGACAGATAGCAATCCGGCACCCCCTTAACATATCGATTGTACCACATCCGCTGGAGCGGGTCAAACAAAAGTAAAGCGGCGGGCCGTTGTAGTCTTGGTGTATTTGGCGGCAATCTCCGGCAGTTCCTTTTTCAGCGCGGTTGCGTCCACTCTGGAGGAGGTCACCGCCTTATAAGTGGCCTTGCGTTCTGATCCCGCCAGGGATTCCACCCCGGCGGCGTCCATGTGCTGCTTGATGGCATCCTGCAAGCTGTCAATCTCTGCGGACAGCTCATCAGCCATGCGGCGCAGCTCTCTAAGCTCTTGCACCTTGGCGGCAACCTCATTAGCACTCATGTTTGCACCTCCTTGCAAGCGGTGACAACAGCGCAGGCCGCGCAATACAGGGCGCGGGCCTGGACATCCAGCCAGGACTCCCGACAATTTGGATTGCGCTCTCCGCCGCGAGTCTTGCGCAGCTCGGAGGGTGTGCATAGCCGCTCGGCAATGTCTCCATCATACACCAGGGAGCAACCGCCATAACTGTACTCGCTCCAGTCCCTGGCCCCGTCCAGCATCCACTTGCGGAGCTGGGCGACATCCTCGGGGCCGTGGCCCTCATAAGCCGTGCGCCCGGCTACGCTGTCCAGCAGCTCCAGCGCGTAGGCGGAGACACCGCGCCGCCATGCGCTACGGGCTGGCGTGGCCTTGATTTGCTCACGCACCGCGCTATAGTTGATATCCATCATAATATACCTCCCGGCCTTACTGGCCTATCTCTTGACCAGGCGGGCCGGGTGTGGTACACTGTACGCGCTGGGCCTCTGGTCTGGTGTGGGGAGCGTATCCGCATTGCTTGACCGGCGGCGGGTGCGCTCCTCTGCTGTACGGATACTATTATAACAGATTATATGTAATTGTCAATAGCAAAATCATGATTTTGCGTAATTTGCGGAGACGGGGCCACGTGCGACGTGACCGGGGCGGGGGATATCAAAGGCGAGAGCGGGGCCAGGTAAGCCCCAAAATGCCCGCAAAAAATAAAAGAGAAAAACAAAAAGTCGGCTTGACATTTACGTTTACTGTGTGATACAATAACCGTAGAAGCCAATCCAAAATTGGATTGACCCCAAAGGAGGAGAGCCGTATGAAAAACGTGGTTGCGTATATCCGCGTGAGCACCGACGGGCAAACTGGAGAAGATAAGTTTGGGCTGGACGTGCAACGTGAACAGATAGAGGAATACTGCCGCAAGAACGACATGAACATCCTGCGTTGGTTTTCCGACGAGGGAGAGAGCGGCGCAAAGTACCGCCCCGGGTTCGACGAGATCGTTTACGGAGACGTGAACAACCCCCCTTACGAAGCTGTCGTAGTTGCAAAATCTGACCGAGTGGCCAGAGACATCAACATATACTTTTACTACCAGGGCGCACTGCTGCGCAAAGGCATTGAGCTAATCAGCATCTGCGAGGACTTCGGGCAATTCGGTGTATTTGCCGGGATGCTCAAGGCGTTCACCCTGACGTGCGCCGAAATGGAGAGAGACAACATCAACAAGCGCACGAGTGCTGGCAGAGCAGTTAAAGCCTCCCGTGGCGGCTATTCTGGCGGTCGAGCACCTATGGGGTATGAAGTTCGAGGTGGTGCGCTCTGCATCAACGAGAAAGAAGCGGCTGTTGTCCGGCGGGTATTTGAGCTTCGGGACGGCGGCATGACTCTTAATGGAATCGTGGACAGTCTCAACAAAGACGGGTATACCACCCGGAACGGGAAGCCGTTCGTTATCAGCACGGTGCAAAGCATCGTGAACAACCGGAAAACCTACGAGGGATTTTACCGGTACGGTAAAAACAAGGAATGGGTCAAGGGCCAACACGAGCCGATCCTGGCAACGGGCGCGAGATGAAGTAATTCCCCCGGCCACCCGGGAGAAAATAAATGTGGAGGAAAAGGAAAATGAGCGCAAAGAAAGTGTGGGCAGTGCTGCTTGCCATCATGGTGGCGGCAATTGCTATGGTCGGGTGCGGAACCGCAGACCAACCGGATGACGGCGAGGCCGGAGGTCAGACCGTCGAGAAGGTCGTGTATGACGGCGAGACGTTCAAGGCAACGTACCTTGGCATCACGGAGTTAGATTCCGTGCCGGGTGTTTGCTACATCCAGATGAAGTTCGAGAACAAGACGGACCAGGAAATTACGGTATATCCGCAGGACAGCTCTGTGAATGATACGATGGTCCAATATCTGGGTGGAGTCCCCGCAACAATGCAGGGTGGTAAAAACATCAATTATTCCATGTTTTTCTACCTTGAAAAGGCTGGCCTGTCCGACATTTCCGAGGTCAAGACGCTTGAGTTCAAACTGACCGCTGATTTCAACGAGACCTCTGACACGATCACGATCAACGTGGGCGAGTAACCTATACAAGCAAAATAAAAGAGACGAGTTCTTTCGGGAACCCGTCTCTTTTTATGCAAAAATGGAGGCCACATGGACTACGGAAAACTATCAGAACGCATAAAACAGCATATTGCGCGGAATCCGTCCGACCACGTGCCGTACATGGACCTTCTGTCCGTATGCCGACAACTGGAACCGGATGATTTCACCCTGGCCCATGAGCTGAGCAAGGATTTGCGAAAACTGAGTTCTGCGGCCCTGCACAAGTGCAGCGCAAATGCGGCGGATTCTCTGTTTGACGTGTACAAAAAGGCCATGTGCTTTGACGCACCGCACGATTTCGACACGTTTCTGCTGTACATCGAGATGAACCGCAAACCGGAGAAGAAGTTCTACGCACCCCGAAGACATTATCTGCGGCCTATTGTTGCGGCGTATCAGGAGGTTTTGGATGGGAAACTGCGGCTGCTGACGCTGTCGATGCCCAAACGCGCCGGGAAATCCCAGTTGGGCATCAATTTTGTCAATTTCCTGTCCGGGCGGGAACCGGACAAGTCGTCCCTAATGGAAGGGACGGGGGACGACCTGGTGAAGAGCTTTTATTCCGGGTGCCTGGAGTATCTGCAAACGCCAAATGAATATTTATTCTATGACGTTTTCCCAAATTCTCCGTTGGTGCAGACCAATGCGGACACAAAGATACTGAATCTGCGGTCAAGATCCCGTTTCCCCACAGTCATGTGCCGATCTATTGACGCAAGACAAGTGGGCTTGTCGGAGGCTACGAACGTCCTATATCTGGATGACTGCGTAGAGGGACGTGAGGAAGCAAAAAACCGCCAGAGACTGGACGATAAGTGGGAGATTATATCCGGCGATATCCTGGGCCGAGCCATTGAGGGAACCCCCATTGTCGCCACGGGAACCCGATATTCCCTGTATGACCCCATCGGCCACCTCCAAGAGGAAGCGCAAAAAGGCGGCTGGGCGTGGAAAGCCATTGAAATACCGGCACTTGACCCCGTTACGGACGAGAGTAACTACGAATACGAACGGGACGGGAAAAAAGTGTTTACCACAGCGTATTTCCGCGAACAGAGGGAGCTTTTGAGCGCGGAGCAATTTGAGAGTGAATTTCAGCAGCAGCCCTTTGAAGCGAAGGGGCTGCTTTTTAACAAGGATGAGCTGAATTATTTCTTTGAGCTCCCCACAGGCCGTGATCCGGACGCCGTTATTGCTGTGTGCGACACAGCAGAAAGCGGAAGCGACAGCACCGCACTTCCCGTTGCGGCGCTGTACGGGGATGAAGTGTATATCGTGGACGTGGTGTTTGATGATTCTCCGCCGGACATCACAAAGCCGGAATGCGCCAGGTGCCTGATCAAAAATCGCGTTGCGGACGCGCTGTTTGAAAGCAACAACGCGGGCATGTATTACGCCAGAGACGTTGCGGAAATCGTCCGGCAGCGTGGATATAGCGCCGGAATACGTACAAAAAGGACCATTTCCAACAAACAGACGCGAATTGAATTTGCGTCCGACAACATCAAGAAACACTTCTGGTTCAAGCATCCGTCCACCTATAAACGGGGCAGCCAGTACTTCAATTTCATGAAGGAAGTCACCACTTACACCCGGAGCGGCAAAGTGCCGCACGATGACGCACCGGATGCACTGTCCCTGCTGGAGAACGAAATCCGGATGCGAGTGGGCGGCAAAGTGGAAGTGTTCAAGCGGCCATTTTAAGGGGGTGTGCCAATGAATCTTTTTGGTCGGAAGGTTATTTACACGGACGTTGAGCACGTCACCCGGGGGAATGTGGTGGATGTTTTGCAAAAGGCTATGCCCATCCACCAGATGAACCGGGCGGACATTGAGTATCTTTACAGGTATTACAAGGGAGACCAGCCCATTTTGGGCAGGGTAAAGGACGTCAGACCAGAAATCAACAACAAGATCGTTGTGAACCGGGCGAACGAAATTGTTTCGTTCAAGGTCGGGTATCTTCTGGGTGAGCCTGTGCAGTACGTCAGCAGGGGTAACGATGAATCTGTCGCTGAAGGCGTGTCTAAGCTCAACGATTATGCGCTTTCGGAAGACAAGGCCGCCAAGGACAAGGAGCTGGCGGACTGGTTCCATATTTGCGGCACGTCTTACCGCATGATTTTGCCGGACAGAATGGCGGACGTGGAAGAAGATGAATCTCCGTTTGAGATTTTTACACTGGACCCGCGCAACACCTTTGTGGTGTACTCCAGCGGCTTAGGCCACCGTCCCATCTTGGGCGTGACGTATGTGCAGAAAGAGGACAACACCGTTGTTTTCTGCTGCTATTCCGAGGATACGTATTTCGAGGTGACGGAAACCTGGGACGTGAAAGCGGAGCCGCAGATTTTGGGAATCCCCATTATCGAGTACCCCTCCAATGAAGCCCGGTTGGGTGCTTTTGAGATTGTGCTCCCCCTTCTGGACGCTATCAACAACGTTCAGTCCAATCGCATGGACGGCGTGGAGCAATTTGTCCAGGCGCTGATGCTGTTTCACAACGTGGACATTTCGTCCGAAGATTACAAGAATCTGAGAGCAGAAGGCGCTATTAAGTTCAAGGACATTGACGCGACGCTCAAGGCTGACGTTGGGTACCTGACGGCGGAGCTGAACCAGACGCAGACCCAGACCTTGACGGATGACATGTACGACACCGTTCTGACGATTTGCGGAATGCCGAACCGGAATGGAGGCTCCTCAACCAGTGACACCGGGTCTGCGGTCATTATGCGCGACGGATGGTCGTCGGCAGAGGCGCGGGCAAAGGATTCCGAACAGATGTTCAAACGGTCCGAAAAGCAGTTTTTGAAAATCGCTATCAAAATCTGCAACAATCTGCGGGCGCTTTCTTTGAAAATGTCCGCCATGGAAATCCGGTTTACACGCCGGAATTACGAAAATATCAGCGAAAAGGCCAGTGTTTTGGTAGCCATGCTGAACAACGGGAAAATCGCCCCTCAGCTGGCGTTTACACATTGCGGCATGTTCTCCGATCCTCAGCTTGCGTACAAAATCAGCGCGGAATATGCCGAAATGCAAGAAGAAAAGGAACTATCGACAGGGAAGTCGTTAAAACGCGACGGGGAGACAACCTTGGAAAAAACGGAAAACGGTGCGGAGGGAACCGCCGAAAAAACGCAGGAGGTATCAACATGAAAATCGACACCAGCAGAATCGAAGGTTACGCAGATATGTCCACCGAGGACAAACTCAAGGCCCTGGAGGGCTTTGAGTATGAGGACAACGCCGCAGAGCTTTCTCGGCAGAAGAACGCTATTTCCAAGGCAAACTCCGACGCCGCCCAGTGGAAAAAGAAGTACAACGACATGCTTTCCGAGGACGAGCGCAAGAAGCAGGAGCAAGCCGACAGCATTGCAGCCATGCAGAAAGAGCTTGACGAGCTGAGAACGGCGAAGACCGTCTCTGAGTACAAGGCCAAGTTTGTGGCGCAGGGCTATGCAGAGGACCTGGCAGATGACACTGCCAAAGCTCTGGCGGCTGGTGATTCCGCAAAGGTTTTTGCGAACCAGCAGAAGTTCTTGGACGAGTATGCCAAGAAGGTAAAGTCCGACATCCTCAAGGGAACTCCCGCGCCGCACGGCGGTGCCGGTCCCGTTGGAGTTGATTACGACAAGAAGATCGAGGAGGCGCGTGCAAGCAAGAACTATGCGGAAATCGCTTATTACACGCGCCTGAAGGCACAAGAAGAATCCGCAAATAACAAATAAAAGGAGTTAAGACATGGCAGATACTTTTGCTACCAGCTTTGCAACGCTGAACTATTCCGGCATGCTCTTTAACAAGGGCAATACCAAGACCCCCCTGAGTTCCATTATCGGTTCCCGGGCTAAGGTGACGAACCACGTAGAGTTTGTTACCGGCCAGGAGTACACCACCAGCGGCGGAGAACAGCCCGCCATCTCCGAGTCTGCGTCCCTGACCGCCCCCGATGCTTCCATTGTGACCCGGGAGCAGAAAACGAACGTTACCCAGATTTTCCATGAGGCTGTCGGCATTTCCTATGCCAAACAGTCCAATATGGGCACCCTGTCTGGCCTGAACGTGGCTGGTCAACAGGCAAACCCCATTAACGAGCTGGACTTCCAAGTGGCCGCCAAGATGCAGAAGATCAACCGCGACATTGAATACACGTTTATCAACGGCGTGTACAACAAGGCCACCGATGACACCAAGATCAACAAAACCCGTGGTCTCGTTACCGCAGTCACCACCAACGTCACGGCTATGGCCAGCAAGCCTCTGGGCCTGTGGGAAATTGCCGACATGGTGAAGAAGATCTATGGGCAGAACGCCCCCACCGATGGTCTTTGCCTGTGGTGTGACGCTGTGACCATGTTCCAGATCAACGCCGACGCTGTTCAGAATGGCCTGACCGTGGTTCCCGCTTCGCGTGAAATCAACGGCATTTCCCTCTCCAGCGTGGTTACTCCCCTGGGCGTGGTGTATCTGTACCTTGGCGAGTGCCTGCCCGCTGGCACCGCTCTGCTGCTGAACCTGGACGTTATTTCCCCCGTGTTCCAGCCCGTGCCCGGCAAGGGTAACTTCTTCCTGGAACAGCTGGCAAAGACCGGCGCGGGCGAGAAGTATCAGCTGTTCGGCCAGATCGGCCTTGACCATGGACCCCAGTGGTATCACGGCAAGTTTACCGGCATCGCCACCAGCTTTACCAAGCCCACCTACAGCCGCAGCGTGTTCATCGCCAACGACGCCAGCAATCCCGTTAATACCAAAGCTGTCACCGGCTGATCTGGGGGTATGAGATGCGCGACGAAGAAAAACTGGCCATGTTGGGAGATATGACCGGAGAGACAAGCGAATCGATTCTCTCTGCGTATCTGAATATTGCGGCCAGCAAGATTCTCCGCAGAGCGTTTCCGTTCGGGACAGATGCCACTGCTGTCCCCGCATGCTACGAGATCAACCAAATTGAGATCGCCGCATATCTCATCAACAAGCGCGGAGCAGAGGGGGAAACAGCGCATAGCGAAAATGGCGTTTCCAGGTCTTATGAGGGCGGCGATGTGCCGCCTTCTCTTATGCGGGAAATCGTGCCGTTTGCGGCCACCATGTGAGGTGCAAGGATGAAAATCATGAACCGAAACAAAAGGCCGTTTTGGTATCTTTTGTACCAAGGGACAGAACTGGGGAAGGACGCTGGTGGCTACGAAACCGGCGAAAAAAACGTGAAATATGCGGATCCGGTGAAAATGGAAGCCAATATCTCCCCGGCTGCCGGGTATGCTCAAATTCAGCAGTTTGGGCAGTTCATCTCTTATGACAAGGTGATTATCACAGATGATATAACCTGCCCCATCGACGAAAACGCAGTACTTTTTATCGACAAAAAGCCAGAATATAAAGACGGAAGGCCGCTTTATGACTACGTTGTAAAGCAAATTGCCAAGTCTCTGAATTTGGTTTCCATCGCCGTCAGCAAGGTGAATGTGTCGTGAAAAGGACTGTAAAGACGGCGCTGTCTGCTGCGGGCATTCAACGGATGATTGACGTAGCCGAGGATTACCGGACATGGCTGGAGGACCGGGCAAATGTGCTTCTCCGAGAGCTTTCTTCCATGGGGTATGATATCGCATCCGCAAAATTTGAATCTGCCGTATACGACGGGACAAACGACGCGAATGTAAAAATCGAAGAACGGGACGGACGCACGGCGGCTGTAGTAGCTGTCGGTGCGTCCGTCCTGTTTATTGAATTCGGCACTGGCGTTATGTACCCGGACAACCACCCGGAAGCCGCGCGAAACGGCATGGTTCGCGGCGCTTACGGAAAGGGTCACGGCAAGCAAAGGACGTGGGGCTACTACGGGGATCCCGGAACAAACGGAGTTGAGAAAACGAACCCAAAAACCGGCAATACGGTGGTTCTTACTCACGGCAACCCGGCCAACATGTCTATGTACGACACGGTAAAGGAGCTTTCAGACAGGCTCCCAGCCCTGGTCAAGGAGGTGTTCCGATGATCGACATCGAAAGCAAGGTCTATACGCCAATCGCGGAACAGCTCCGCGAGAAATACCCGGGAATCGACGTGGCCGGTGAATACATCAATGCGCCCCCTAAATTTCCACACGCCAGCATTGTAGAGCAGGACAATTACGCCGCCGCGAATCGCCTGGACTCCTCCGAAATCGAGAGGTATTCCGTGCTGATGTACGAGGTAAACGTCTATTCCAACAAAACCGGCGGGAAAAAAAGTGAATGCCGGTCCATTATGGCGGACATCGACAAGATGATGTATGCGCGTAATTTTACAAGGTTTTCCATGTCCCCGGTCCCGAACATGGAAAACGCCTCTATTTACCGGCTTGTTGCCAGATACAGGGCGGAAACAGACGGGGCCACTATTTTCAGACGATAACAGAAAGGAATGATGACCTATCGCTATCTCTACCTACAAGGTTTTCCTGATGCACAAAGATACCAGCGCTGCGTCGTGGTCGAAGCTGATCGACATCAAAGAGTTCCCCGATCTGGGTGGCGACCCCGACATGCTGGAAACCACCACGCTTTCCGACAAGATGCAGACCTTCATCGCGGGCATCCAGTCCATGGACGGCCTGTCCTTCACCGCCAACTACACCTTGACCGATTATAAGGCGCTCAAAGCGCTGGAGGGCAAGCAAGAGGATTACGCCGTATGGTTCGGCGGCACCGAAAGCGCGGGAACGCTGACTCCTTCCGGTACGGACGGCAAGTTCAGTTTTAAGGGCGAGTTGTCCGTGTATCCCACTGGAGGCGGTGTCAACGAAGTTGTGGGCATGGCTATCACCATCGCCCCCTCGACCGTAATCAACCTGGAGAACGAATAAGGAGAAAACAGAACATGGCAAAGACGCTTACTGTTAAGGACCCCGTAACTGGCATTGCGTACACCCTGGAATATACCCGGAAGACCGTGGAGCTGATGGAGAAAGAAGGGTTTGTTGCGACCGAAGTCGAAAACAAGCCTATGACCAGTCTCCCCGCGCTGTTTGCTGGAGCTTTTAAAGCTCATCATCGGTTTGTTAAGCGCGATGTGATCGACAGGATTTACGCTGGCATGTCCAAGAAGGACGAACTGATCGGCAAGCTGGTTGAGATGTACAACGACCCCATCATCGCCCTGCTGGACGAGCCTGCGGAAAGCGAGGAAAACCCTACCTGGACGGCGAACTGGTAAACGAGTCGCCGTCGAATAAAGCGGGGGAGCCAATCCCCCGCTATTCCGATAAATTCTATGAGCTGTTTCCGTATTATCTTGCCATTGGTATGACCTATAGCCAGTACTGGGACGAGGACTGCGAACTGGTCAAATATTACAGGGAAGCAGCGAAGATTAAACGCGATTTGACAAATCAAACCGCATGGCTGCATGGTGCATACATTTATGAAGCCGTGGCGGATTTGGCACCCATTCTCCGCATGGGTGGCAAGAAAGGCACCAGGCCAAAGCCGTACCGTGATTCCCCATACGACCTGTATGCACGGAGCGAAAAGCCCAAAAAACAGGAGCAAGGCGACAAGAAGGCGCGGTCCGTCATGGAGATGTTTATGATCGCAAATAACAAACGATTCGAACAGGGGGGTGATAAGAATGGCGGATAATGTGGAAATCCAGGGTATTGAGTTTCAAATTAAGGAAAACAGCGACAGCGCTGTAGCGTCCCTGGAAAAGCTGCAAAACACCCTGGTTCGTCTGAAAACGGCCACATCCGGGGGCGTGTCGGCTTTGCGCACTACTGCCAGGCAGTTGGACTCCCTGAACAAGGCCCTGGAGAACACCAGCGCAGATAAGATTCAGAAGATCCGGTCCTTGACCAGCGGACTGAAGAGCCTGAGTGAGGTCAGCGCCGTCAGAATCTCCAGTTCCGTGCCGAACCAAATCACCGCACTTTCTACGGCGCTGAGCCAAATCAAGACAACGGACGGCGATAAGCTGATTGCCCTTGCAGACGGTATGCGCCCGCTCTCCGAACTGAGACGTTCCCACCTCACATCGTTTATTAGCCAACTCGGCAGGCTCCCAGAGGTCATGCGTGAGCTTGATGCGGCGGACCTGGATAGGTTTAACCGCCAAATGAGGGAGCTTGCGGCGGCGATTCGCCCGTTGTCTGACGAGATGCAGCGGCTCGGAACTGGATTTGCTGCGCTACCCGCCAGACTCCAGCGGGCCATTACGATGGTAAACCAGTACAACACCGCCGTGCAGCGCGGGACGCGCAGAACGAGCATGTTCGGCAAAGCTACGGGCATGATTCGGTTCGGAATTTTGTATGCTGGTCTTCGGCGCGTGGTGGGCCTTATCGGGACGGCCATCACGGAATCCAACACGTACCAGGAGGACCTGAACCTGTTCAACGTCGCGCTGGGTAAATACGCAAAGGAAGCGCAGAACTACGCAGAAAAAGTATCTTCTGTGATGGGCATCGACCCGGCGCAGTGGGTGCGGAATCAGGGCGTGTTTCAGACGCTTCTGACTGGATTTGGAGATACAGAAGACCGGGCATACACCATGAGCAAAAACCTGACACAATTGGGCTATGACCTGTCTTCTTTCTTCAATATCTCTATTGAGGACTCTATGCAGAAGTTACAATCCGGCATTGCAGGCGAACTGGAGCCACTGCGAAGATTGGGCTATGACCTGTCTGTTGCGCGGTTGCAGCAGGAAGCGTTGAATCTTGGCATTACCAAGAGCGTTTCCGCCATGAATCAGGCGGAAAAAGCAGAACTGCGGTACTACGCTATTATGACACAGGTGACTACCGCACAGGGCGACATGGCCCGAACCCTGGAAGCTCCTGCGAACCAGCTGCGTGTGCTTAGAGCAGAAATCACTCAGGTGTCCCGTGCAATCGGCAATCTGTTTATCCCGATTCTGACCAAGGCTCTGCCTTATGTCATTGCGTTTTTGCAAATTGTCCGCGAGTTAGCGAACGCGCTGGCTAAACTGTTCGGGTTTGAGCTTACGGACGTTGACTGGGATGGTGTGAATCGTGGAGCTGTTGCCGCCGGGGAGCTTTCGAACAACATGGATGCGGCGGTAGATGCTGCCAAGGAGTTCAAGCGCTACACCATGGGCTTTGACGAATTGAACATCCTGCCGTCCAACACGGGTTCTTCCGGCAAAACAGATGCTGGCATTACCGGCTCTGGTGGACTCGGGATTAATTTGCCCGAGTACGACTTCCTGGCCGGGGCTGTTCAAAGCAAGGTTTCTGAGATCAAACAGACAATCGAAGACAACATTGCAGAAATCAAAGCCACATTAGGCGCGGCCGATTTCGTTATTGGTGCGATTCTCGCTTTTACCGGGATTAACGTGCCCGCCGGAATCGCCATGATGGCAAGCGGCCTTGCGCTGATGATTTCCGGCATCAAAGATAACCCGGACGCCGTAAAGAATGTTTTGGAAAATGCCATCGCAAACATTGACCTTATAAGCGGAACTGCGGCTCTGGTTATCGGCGCAATCCTTGCTTTTTCCGGGGCAAATGTTCCCATCGGTATTGCGCTTATGGGCATTGGTGCGGCAGAGATTATTTCCTCTCAATCTCTTAATTGGGACTTTCTTTCCAATGACATGAAACAAGTAATCCAAGAAATAGTCACGATCCTGACCTGGGGCATGCTCGCTGTGGGCGCTATTCTTGCTTTCACAGGCAACATCCCTCTCGGCATTGCCCTGATGGTCGGCGGTGCATGGATACTCGGTACGTCCATTATCCCGAATTGGGATGAGTTGCCGGATAACATCAAACGAGCAGTAACAACAATAACCTCCATTATGGGCGGTGCGTTACTCGCTACCGGTGCCATCCTGGCATTTACAGGCAACCTCCCCCTCGGCATTGCGCTGATCGCCATTGGTGCTGCCGCTCTTGCGACCGCCGTGGCCCTCAATTGGGGCGCCGTAACGAACTTTTTGAAGAAGTCACTGTCGGTTGTCACTGCCATTGTCTCTGGTTCTCTCATGGTTCTTGGCGTACTCCTCATGCTGTCCGGCGTTGGTGTCCCCCTGGGTCTTGCTGTTTTGGCCGCTGGACTCGCCGGTTCCTATGCGGCATGGAAGCTGGACGACAACCCTATTACCCGATTTGTAAAGAAGATGGCTAACGGGATTATCTCCATCGTCAATGTCGTGATTGATGCGGTAAATGAGATGTTCCACCTGGACTTCAAGGGTCTGAAAATCGGTGGCGTTCAGATCATACCTGCTTTCAATAAGCGATTGGTAAACATCCCGAAGATCAAACAGTTTGCCGAAGGCGGTTTCCCCAACGAGGGCCAGTTGTTTGTTGCGCGTGAAGCTGGCGCGGAAATGGTGGGCAACATCGGCAGACGGACTGCCGTTGCAAACAATGACCAGATAGTCTCCGCCGTGTCCGATGGCGTGTACCGCGCTGTAATGTCGGCCATGTCCAATAAGGATGGAGTGTCCGGGGATATCAATCTCACTATCAATATGGATGGTGATGTGGTGTATCGCAACGTCGTAAAGAAGAACAAAGAGGTGGTTCGGGCAACCGGCAAATCTCCTCTGTTCGCGTAAGGAGGGCACATGGCAATCATCACGGTAAAAAAGAAAGACGAGACCACTGTGCCGCTCCCTGACCCCAAATCTTTTTCCTGGGGCTTACAGGACGTAGATGCAGACGGATCCGGAAGAAACCAAAATGGTGATGCGTTCCGCGACAGGGTGGCCAGGAAACGGAAGTGGACCATGGAATGGCCCCCTCTGACTGCTGAACAATGCTCCACAATCCTGAAAGCCGTCACGGACGTATTTTTCCAGGCGACAGGGCCAGATGCAGAGGATGGCAGGAACCGCACCATGACATGCTATGTGGGCGACCGGACCACGCCCATGTATTCCTGCATCAATGGCGAATGGAGATGGGAAAGCCTGTCCATGAACTTCGTGGAGAGGTGACGCCATGTACAATGTCTCCACCGCATTCCACACCGCGTTTGCGGATTATGGCCGCGAGATCAAGGCCAAGGTAATTTTCAACGGGCAGACAGAGCTTGATGGGAACTACGTTCAGGAGATCACCGCCACACCAGCGTTTGACTCTTCGGACGGGATCTCCGTCGGCTCCGCCTGTTCCGGGCGGTGCAAAATCCGCATTTACAAGCCGGATGAGCCGTTGCAGTTGTCCGGTGGGTACTTTGTGCCGTATATCGGCATCTACGTTCCTGGCGGCGATACAGGCACGACAGCCATTGCCGGCCAGGCTGTGGCCGGTAAGGCAATTGTCGGCGTAAGCACCGCAGCGTCTGGGGTGGAATATGTCCCCCTGGGCCGATACTATATCCCCGCAGACGGCGTGGAAAATTTGGTGTATGGCTGGGAAATCACCGGCTATGACCAGATGGCATCCTTGACGGAGCAGTACACCCCGCAAATTGGGTTCCCCGCCACGCCAGACGATATGCTGACGGACTTGTGTGCGCAAAGCGGCCTGAATCCCCCAACGGTGACTTTCCCGGATATGACAATCGAGTCTGTGTTTGAGGGAACCATCCGACAGCAGCTGGGGTGGCTGGCTGGACTGTGCGGTGAATCCGCGCACTTCGACCGGGACGGCAATCTGGTGTTCAAGTGGTACGCAAAAACCACTTTCCAGGTCAGCCGGGAGCAGCAGTACATGTCCGGCCTTACCCGCACGGCAGACGGTCTGTACACGGTATCCAGCCTCACCACAGGCACGGAAGATGAACCCATTACATCCGGCACCGGATTAGGAATCACGTCTACAAACCCTTACATGAACCAGGCCGTTGCAGACCTGATTCAGCCGGAGGTAGAGATATCCTTCCAGCCTTGTGATGTAAAATGGCGCTGCGACCCGTCTGTTGAGGTTGGAGACGTTATCCAAGTGGAGGGTGATACCGGCGAATGGCTGGACGTGTGTGTTATGGAGCAGGAAATCCACCTGTACGGCGGCCTGTCCTCTACGATGCACAGTTACGCCCCACAGGACGCTGATTACGCCATGGAGAGCCCTACAGAACAGCGCATTAAGCGGGCTTATGAGGGCCTTACTAAGGCCATGCAAAACGCTACGCAGAAGATCATCGGGGCAAAGGGCGGGTATTATGAACTGACTCTGGACGATCAGGGCTTCCCCATCGGGTGGACCCTGCGGGATACGCCCACCATTACGCCCAATACCCGGATGTGGATTATGTCCACCGGTGGGCTGGGATTCTCCAAGGACGGCGGCAACACCATTTCCGGTGTCGCCTTGACCATGAACGGAGAGATCAATGCAAATGTCATCACCGCCGGGCAAATGTCCGCAGAAAGAGTCACCGTCAACGGACAGACGCTTTCGGACTTCATCGAGGCCGGTATCGACGACGACGGCCATCCGGTGCTGCGTATCGGCTCCTCTGTATCGGAGATTGTCCTGAAGGAATACAACGACAAAATCGGATTCTATGATACGGCTGGTACGTTGCTGGCGTACTGGAACAACAACAGTTTTGAACTGGTGGAGCTGAGCAAGTTCCGCCTGGGACCTATGGGCATTGTCGTACAGCCCAACGGTTCCGTGTCCTTCGTGGGGGTGAATTGATGGCGGCGAGTATTTACGGTGCAAAATCTTCCACCGGCTGGCAATTGCGGCTGGATTACAGCGTATCCCAGAGCATCGCGGACAACAAGTCCACGCTGTCCCTTACGCTGTACATCTATGACGGAACCGGCGAGAGCTACAACCTGGACGCCAATAGTTGCTATTACACTCTGCAAGGCACCAAGGTTTATAACCCGTACCGGTACAATTCCAGGGGCTGGTACAAGCTGGGCAGCAAGTCCATCACCGTGGCCCATAACAATATGGGCAAGGGGTCTGTGGTGCTCTCTGCGGACTGGCACAGTGGGTTTACATCATCCTACACACCGTCCAGCCTGACGGTTTCAGGCACGGTCAATCTCCCGGATATCCCCCGGGCATCATCCGTGTCGGCATCCGGGCTTGTGCTGGGTTCTGCCGGTACACTTACAGTGACCCGAGCCGTGAGCACTTTTACGCACACCATCAAACTCAAGTGCGGCTCTGCGGCACAGGTAACTGTGGCGACAAAATCCAGCGCCACATCCATATCGTATACGCCGCCCTTGGATTGGGCCGCGCAGAATACGTCTGGAATCTCCGTAAACATTACGACGGAAATTACCACCTACAACGGGGACACCGTGGTGGGCACCAATACGACCACACTGACGGCATCCATCCCTGCATCGGTAAGACCCACCCTGTCCGTGAGTCTGTCCGACACCTCCGGGTATCAGCCCACATACGGCTGGGTGCAGGGCAAAAGCACTCTGAAAGCCACATTTTCCGCTGCTGGGTCTTATGGCAGCACCATCAATGCCAAGTCTCTGACCATCGGCGGGAAAGCCGCCAGCCCGGACGGGGCGAATGCCCTTACAGGCAGCGGCACAATGGCCGTTGTAGCCACCGTCACGGACAGCAGAGGGCGCACGGCATCTGTTACCCAAAACATCGCCGTGAACGCGTACAGCGGCCCAGGAATCCAGGATTTGACCTTTGTGCGCGGTTCTTACACGGGAAGCGTGTGGACGGAAAATTCCATGGGCTCGGACATCAAGCTGACGTTCACCCTGTCCCTCCAGCTTACCGGGAACAAGTCATCTGTGGAGATCACCGGCGCGTCCACGCTGACCGACCAGACCAGCGGTGCAAAGACCGTGTATTTGGTGTCCTTTGGCACGGACACGACCAGCGTTGTACAGGTCAAAGCTACGGATTCCCTGGGCACCACGGTAACGCGGGAGATCACCATTCCCACCGTTTCGGTCCCGATGAACATGAGTTTTACCCTGCCCGGGGTTTGCTTCGGCGGAGTGGCGGAACACGAAAAGGTGGTAGAGTTCAAATGGCCCATCCGGTATTTGGGGAAAGCTCTATTGGACTACCTCCACCCCGTCGGCAGCATCTACCAGTCCACGGACCCCACATCTCCAGCGGACCTGTTTGGAGGCACCTGGGAGCAGGTAAAGGACCGGTTTCTGCTGGCAGCGGGCGACTCCCACGCGGCTGGCTCTACCGGCGGCGAGGAGGAGCACATCCTGACGGCGGCGGAGATGGCAAACCACACCCACGGCTACGATTACACGGGCCAGAGCATTACGGAGGGCGTCAACGCCATCCGCCTGTATAATGCTGCGAGTACCCAGTACAACGCTTACACGGGCAAGGCTACGTCCAACTGCGGCGGCCAAGCCCACAACAATATGCCGCCGTACCTGGCCGTGTACACATGGCGCAGGACGGCGTAAAGGAGGGAGTATATGCCCGAAATTAAAATCAAAGTCCGCGACAAGTGCGCCGAGGGCGAGGGCGTGATTATCTGCAACAACAGCGATTACACGGTGGTGTGGGACCTGGACAGCGAGTGGGAACCCTACAGCACCCGAACCATGCGAGTAAACCTGGCGGACGGCACCTATCAGGATGCGGTATTCACCGGCAATTCTGCGCCCCTGCCGGTGCTGACTGCATCCGGATGGGTGTCCGTGGGCCTGTATGCCGGGGACCTGCACACCAGCCGGGCGGCCCGGCTTCTGGCCCTGTCCTCCGTGCTTACTCCCGGCGGTTCCCCTGCCGCCCCGGCGGAGGACGTATATGCGCAAATCATGGCCAAACTCAACGAGCTATCTATCGTCTCCCCGGAAGATATCGCCCAGGCGGTGGCGGATTATCTGACGGAGCACCCAATTAAGGCAATTGCCGGATAAAGGAGGATTACAGATGGCGCTTACAAAGATAAATTACGTGAGTGGAAAAACAGTTATAACTGCGGAAAACTTAAATGAGATACAAGATGCAGTCCTCGACTTAGAACGCAAGGGCGGCGTGGGAATGGGCATCACCGGCGCGACGGTCGGCCAGATCGCCAAGATTTCCGCCGTGGACGCATCCGGCGTGCCGACCGCGTGGGAGCCGGTGGATATGGCGAGTGGGGGAACAATCCAAGAGGTGAAATTGACAGCGGTGGTTTCTGCCGAACAATCATTGACCATCGACAATCGCGCGGCGGAGCAGACCGTAAACCTTACATGGGACACCCCTGATGCCAAGACCATCCCCGCATTTACGAATTACTATGTTGAAAAAAACGGCATATCATACCCACGCGCATTCGACACAAACGGATACACTCAGACATGGAGCAGTAACGGCTATCACGGTAACGCGGATGCCTTTGTATCCGGCCATAAATATTTTTGCGCAATGGAATATGAAATGGATGGCGATTCTACTGCAAAACTCTCGACGTGGGGTGACACAGTAACGCCGAGCGGAACCGATGTTATTTCCGGCAGCGGATGGGCGTATGGTGTGCTGGCTCCAGCCTCCGCCACCGTAGCGCAATTTATGATATCCAAAACCAGCAGCGGAACAGGCACTATCAAGCACCTGTACTGTATTGACGTAACCGCCCTGCTTGATGCGGGGACGATATCGTCCGTTGCCATTAACGATCTTGTCGCGATGTTCGGTGGGCTTAATATAGTCCCCGGCGAGAATTTTGCCGGGGAGACTACGAGCGGCACAGCTACGCTGACAATCGCACGCGGAGATTCGCAGCAGTTAGTAGACAGCCCTGCGAGCACATCCATCATAAAGGGCGGCGACGTGTTGTCTGTGTCAGCCGGAACGGTGACATTTGTGTATGTGACCACGAAAATCACGGGCAGCGGCACGGCGGAAAAAAAGTCGTGGGCAGATAAAAAATGGTGTGCTTTTGGGGACTCGCTGACTGACCCGACTATCAATGCAACAACGAAATACCATGCGATCATCGCTGATAAAACTGGCATATCCGTAACGGTTTTGGGTAAAGGTGGTACGGGCTACTACAAGACCAAAGATAATGGTACGGCATACTATCAGCGCATGGCAAATTGCCCCGCTGATGCTGATGTGATTACGATTTTCGGCAGCGTAAACGACTGGAACGTTATAAAAAATGGCAGCTTGACGATTGGAAATCCCTCAGATGCTATGTCTGCTGGAACGTATAGCGGATACGTAAACGAATGCATTGACGTAGCAATCAGCAAAGCCCCATATGCACAGATAGCTCTGGTTACTCCGATGGATTATCACGGGATACCTGATGATACGTTAGAGTCTATCGCAAATGCGCTTTTAGCAGTGGCAAAATACCGAAAGATTAAGTGCCTTGATCTGTACCACACATCGGGATTCCGGGTAGACGATGCGACTTATGCGCAGACCTATACCACAGATTATACTACGACGGCTGAGACTTATGGGCATCCAAGTAATGTGGCGCATGAAAGGTTGATTGCCCCGGCGTTTTTGGAGCTGCTGAAAACGATGATGTTGCATGGTTGAATATTGCGGTCAGGACGGTGTGCCGACCGGGACGAACGATGAAAAATATTTTGCGGACGTGTAATGGGATGACAGATTGTGCCCGACTCGGGCACCGAAAGGAGTGATCTAATGGCCTTTAGCAAAACGATCTTTGTGGACAACCAGACCGTTGTCGACGCTGATGCACTCAACGCCATCCAGGATGAGCTGATCTGGGTAGGCGCTGACAAATCCATGGGCCTGTCCGGTCTGGCGGCGGATGACCAGATCATGGTGTCCGCCGTGGACAACAGCGGCAATCTGTCGGCCAAGGCATTCACGCAGTAATTACGC